ATCATGAAAGCGTTTTGCGGCATGACGATCTCGTCACCCGCCATGGCGATGTAGCTTGCGGCCGAGGCGGCGATGCCATCGATCCAGACAGTGATATGGCCTGCATGACGACTCAGTGCGTTGAAGATTGCAACCGCGTCAAAAACTGACCCGCCCGGGCTGTTGAGCCGCAGATCAATCGGCGCATCATCCGGCAGCGCGCCCAGCTCAGCCAAAAAGCCTTTCGCACTGACGCCGTAGGCGCCGATTTCGTCATAGATCACCACTTCCGCGCCCAAAGCCAGGGCGCGGATCGTGTACCAAGTGTTCATGGTGTTACTCCTGATTGGTGGCGGGATCGGTTGCAGCCGCGTCGTCGCCATTGTCGCTGTCGGCCCCGTCAGCCGGATGAGGCTGCGCTGCAGGTGTCGCCCGTGCGCCCTGCGTCTCGCCAGGGCTGGTTCTGTACACGAGCCCCAGCTGCTTGGTGCGCGCGGCATCGGCCGCGTTTTCGCGGTCGACCTCTTCCACGTCGTAGCCGGTGGCCTCGACCACCTTGCGCCGCGAGGTGATGCCCGCCTCCATCGCCAACACCTGCGCCTGAATGTCCTTAAGCGGATCAACCCAATCCCAGCGTGGCGGGATCCAATTCACCATGCGCGCAGCCGCCGGATCAGGCAGATCCAATCGACCTGCCAGTTGCGCCGCTTCCAGCCAGCGCGCCCAGACGGGTCGGCAGAGCTGATATGCGATTACTCCGTGTTGCAGCTGCTGTACGCGGCGGCGAAACTCCACCAGTTCCGCGCGCAAGCTGGAATAGTTGGCCTGGCGCACATCACCGGTCACCAGATGGTACGGCAGGCCCAGCGAGGCCGAGACAGCCAGCAACGTCCGATACTGGAACGCTTCATAGCCACCGCCCACATCAGCGGGGCTCGAGAACTTCACATCCTCACCCGGCAGCAAGACCTGCATGGTGCCAGGCTCCAGGCTGGCCATCGCCGCGCCATCAAGATCGGCCTCGCCCTCGCCCATCATCGGATCTTCGGGTGCTGTCTTCGTGATAAAGCCTGCAAACATCGCCGCGGTCTTTTTGCGGTCAAGTTCTGCGTCATCATACTGATCGAGCAAGAACAGCCGCACCATGGCCGGCGCCACATGCGGCAGGCCCCGGATCTGGCCTGCATCGATGGGGCGGTAGATGTGCAGCACATCCTCGGCCGCAACGCGCACCGTTTCGGGCACGGCGACACGCTGGTCCGTGCTGTCGCCCGGATGGCTGCGGCGGAAATGATAGGCAACGCGCCGTCCGATCAGATCGAACTCGATCCCGCAGCGGATGCGATTGCCATTTGCGGCCGTGTCCGTCTTCTCAAACGGCAGCATTTCCGATTGCAGCAACTGCATCTGAAGCGGGACCAGCAGACCGTCCTCGACGCGGCGGGGACGCAGACGCACAAAGCACTCGCCCGCGACAAACATCTCGCGCGCGACCATCGCCTGCAGACCATAGAAATCCGTTAGCCCGTCAGCATCGGCCTCGTCCGTCCAGGCAAGCCACAGCCGCTGAACACGGTCCCGAAGGCCCGCATCCTCGATCAGTGAGGACGGCTTGATACCGTCGCCGACAATATTGGACGCAAAGGCCTCACAGGCATTTCCCGCATAGCCATTGGTAACCACCAGTTCTCGCGCACGGGCCAGCAAGCGCGGACCACCGGAGGCCACCAGCGAGTTAATGTTTTCCAGTGGCGGGTTCCAGCTTCGCAACCGGCGTTGTGACATCGCTCCCTCAAGACGCGCACGCACGGCTGCCGGGCCGACCCCTCGCGCGGGACGGCGAAACCTGTCAAACAGCCCCATGGATTACAGCCCCTTGGATGTGGTGATGCGGACATGCCGGACGATGCGCCGCCCCTCGAGTGTGGCGATTTCGCGATCCAGCGCCTCGATGGCTCGGTCGATCTCCGCCACAGAGCGGTAATCAACGGTCTTGCCGTCATAGCTGACGCGCGCCACGCCGGAGGCGCGCTGGGTAGATAAAGCCTCGCGGCGGGCGCGCAGGTCAGCAATAGTGGCCATTAATCACCCCATATAGTTTGATCGCATCGTCCGTCTCCGTGCCGACGCGCGCGGCGTAGATTTTGCGACCGCATCACCCGCTGGTCCGCCAGCTTCGACCGCCAGCTGCCGCTCCAGCTCCGCCCACCGCGCGTCCGACCACCGGTCGGCACCTGCGATCCACGCGGCAGCCCGCGCATACACACGGCAGTCCAGCGCCTCGTTACGCTCGCGCAGCTTTTGCCATTCGAGCTTTGCAAACCCGCGCTTGTTCTTGACTGTGACCAGCTGCTCGGCCGTCAGCTGCTTGAGCCATTCGCTGTCTGCCCAGCTGGGCAGATGCACCGTTCCCGCAGGAAACGAAGCACCGGCGGTGATTTCCTCCGGCGTCGGACGGTCCTGCCGCAGGAAGCGATAGGTCTCCGCCTTGAAGGTAGACGTCGCCACCGACCATAGTCGCGCACCGCGGCGCAGACGCTTGCCGCCGATGGTTGCGTCGACAAAGGTCGGCCCTGTCACCGGGCTGGCGCGATTAAACCCTTCCAGACCCTTCACAGGCGCGACCTGGCCAAAGCCAACCTGACGCGACCATGCATAAACCGCGCTGGTCTCATAGCCGGTATCTATCGCCAACTTCCCGATTGTCAGTTGCTGGCCGCTAGCATGTTGCCATGTCCGGCCCAACAGATCGCTGAGCGTCTGCCAGCACGCCGGATCGCCAGGGCCACCCTCAATCACCACGTGATCAATGAGCCAGCTTTGCAGGCCGCGCCCCCACGCCCAGACGTCAACCTCGATCCGGTCTTTCTGCACATCCGCACCGGCGGTCAGAAACAGACCATCCGCTGGGACAGTGCCGGGCTTCCACTCTTCCTTCTGCCCCTGCAGACGCTGCCAGTCTGGGGCTTCGCCGCTTTCCATCCAGGTCTCGCCCAGCGAGGTATTGATGAAGGTCTTCATCATGTCATCGCCCCCAGCCCGCGCTGACAGGAAGGTTTTGACCATCGCCGCCAACCGGACCCAAGGTGAATAAATCTCGTTGAGGTGGAACCCGGCCGTACCCGCGAAGGGTTCCTCTGCTACCCAGTGCCCTTTTGAAACTGACGCCCAGCGGGTCTCGTCGCGCCAGGCTGCATCACATTCCACGCAATGATACCGCGCGGTGTCCGGCTTGTGGCTGCCGTCTTCACCCTTGTCCCAACGCACCTGCGGCCAGGTCAGGATCTGCTCCGCCCCACATTCCGGGCACGGCACCCAGAACCGGCGCTGGTCGCTTTCCTTGAACGCCGTTTCGATCCGGCTCGCGCCCTTGTTCGTGGGCGTCGAGACCAGCACAATCTTGCGGTTCCAGAATGTTACTGTCCGTTTGCGCGCCAAATTGACTGGATCACCCTCCGCACCCGCGCTGAAAGGATAGCGATCGACCTCGTCACATAGCAGAAGCCGGATCGGTCGGCTTGCCAGGCCCGAGGGCGCGTTTGCACCAACGATCGTCAGATGCCCGCCAGGAAAGCGCTTGTGCAGGATCTTGTTGTTGCCATCGCGCGATTTGGGATTGGCAATCTTGTTCTGCAAACACGGGGTGTCCCGCGCCATCGGCGAGAAGCGGTCCTTTGACCAAGTCTCTGCATCCCGCTCCGTTGGCATGACCACCATGATCGGTGCCGGGTCATGGTCGATATGGTAGCCGACCATGTTCAAAAGCGACTCCGATTTGCCGATTTGGCTGCTGGACATGATCACAACAGTTTCCGCCGCCGGATCGGAGATCGCGTCCATGATCCCACGCTGGTATTCCGCACGGCTTGTACGCCACTGGCCAGGTTCGGCGCTGGCTTCAGAACTCAGCCGCCGGTTCTGATCTGCCCAATCACTGATCGTCAGGTCCGGCGGTGGTTTCAGAACCGCCAGTGCCCTTGCCACCGTCCGCTTCAGGATCGGGGATCCCCGCAAGCTCAAGATCAGCTTCGAGTTGGACGTCTGGTTGCGCGAGATCATCTAGCACCTCGCGGATGGCGGCACGGATCAGGTTCCGGGTGTCTCCGACGGTTGATTGGTCAAAAGCCTGCGGGGCCAGCCGGTCCGGCAGCGACAACAGGCGGGTTCTCAGAAGTGCGAGCACGGCGATCCAGGCAGCCTCAATCTGGTCGGCAGCGATCAGAGATCGGCGCTTTTCCTCAGCTTCCATCTCGGACAGATCGGCGCGCGCTCGGATGAAACGTGCACGCTCTGCCATATAGTCAGGCGCACCGGCCTGCGCCTTTAACGCCTGGTCGCGCAGGTAGCGCACATAGCCGCGCACCGACCCGATTAGATCATATTGCCCGCGCTCAGCCTTCGGGATCACGCCCTCGCGGCTTAGCTGCTGGACGCGCCGTTCTGACAGATCAAGCAGCTTGGCGATCACGCCGATGGGTTGGGTTGCTGCTGACATGAAGTGATCCCGCCGTCCCGGTTAAAGCCATGTAATTGCTACGATTATACTGGATAGAGCGCCCAAGTAGAGCGAATCTGATTGAACCAACCGACGCAGCCAGAGGACCAGCACATGACGATCGCAGAACGCTATAACGCCGAGGCCAAACGTCTGCTGCCCCACATGGCCGCAGACCTTGCGGTAGAACCAAGCATTAACACCGCGAACGAGATCGACGAAATCGTGTTTCGCCGCGGCGAATACCTCGGCGGGATGGCCTGCGCGATTCTTGCCCTGATTGAACAGCAAAACTGAAAGGCCACACCATGACTGCCACCACCACCATCCGCATCGATCACACCGCTTTGCCCGACCAGTTTGATCGCTCCCGCCCTGACGCCGTGGCCGCCGCCATCGAGGCTACACTTCGCGAGGACGGGATCACCGCCGAAGCCTCCGACGTGATCTCGCACATCAAGATTGAATTGCCGACTGTCCAGCTTGCTGCCGCCAACACCGTGCTGGCTGACCTTAAGCTGATTTGACGGAAGACAGATTATGAGCACGCGCGCGCAAATAGCCATCCAGATCGGGCCCGAGGAATGG